GATTTAAAGTTAGTTGGGTTCCACCTTCTGGAATACAAAATAAGGTGATACTTAAAAACGGTATCAAATATCCTGGTAATGAACACATGGGAGCCTTTGGTTGTGATAGCTACGATATATCAGGTACGGTAGATGGAGTTGGATCGAAAGGAGCTTTACATGGCTTAACCAGATTTAGCATGGAAGACGCTCCGGCAAATAGTTTCTTTTTAGAATACTTATCAAGACCGCCAACAGCCGAGATGTTCTTTGAGGACGTTCTAATGGCTTTAGTATTTTATGGGATGCCTATACTCGCAGAGAACAATAAACCTCGTCTCTTGTACTATCTAAGACGTAGAGGATATAGAGGGTTTAGTATGAATAGACCAGATAAGATATGGAACAAATTATCTGTTGCAGAAAAAGAGGTTGGTGGTATACCTAACTCCTCGGAGGATATTAAACAAGCTCACGCCGCAGCGATTGAGATGTATATACAAGATCACGTTGGGATAAGGCAAGATGGTAGTCACGGTGATTTGTATTTCAACGAGCTATTAAACGATTGGAGTAAGTTTGATATAAATAAAAGAACAAAGCATGATGCGTCAATAAGTTCTGGTTTAGCTATTATGGCTAACAATAGACATTTATACGCACCAAATGCAAAAATAGAAAAACCAAAATTAAATATACACATATCCAAGTATTCAAATACAGGTGGTATGTCTAAAATAATTAAAGAATAATATGAGGAATTTTCCAAGTCAAGTTGTTAGCGATGCAGAGAAGATAAGCTATGAGTATGGGCTTAAAGTTGCTCAAGCTATAGAGGGAGAGTGGTTTGACGAAACAAACAACCAGAGCAGGTATACTAACGGTAAAAACAATTTTCACAATCTTAGGTTGTATGCTAGGGGAGAGCAATCAATTCAAAAATACAAAGATGAATTATCTATTAATGGTGACTTGTCTTACCTTAATTTAGATTGGAAGCCGGTTCCAATTATATCTAAATTTGTAGATATAGTTGTTAACGGTATTGCTGAAAGAACTTATGACATAAAAGCTTACTCACAAGATCCGTTTGGTGTTAGTAAAAGAACGAGGTATATGGAGTCTATGATGGAGGACATGAGGACGAAAGAACTAAAAAATTATGTTCAAGAAAAGTTTGGAATGGATTTATTTAAAAACATTCCAGCTATACTACCGGATTCACAAGAAGAATTAGACTTACACATGCAACTTAACTATAAGCAATCTGTAGAGATCGCGGAAGAACAAGCTTTAAATGTTTTGTTTGAAGGGAATAAATATGAATTAACGAAGAAGAGGTTTTATCGTGATCTTACTGTTTTAGGTATAGGCGCTGTAAAAACCTCTTTTAATACTTCTGAGGGTGTGACTATTGATTATGTTGATCCCGCAAAATTAGTTTATTCTCACACAGAATCCCCTTATTTTGATGACATTTATTATGTTGGTGAAATTAAAACAATTCCAATAAACGAGCTTATAAAACAATTTCCACACCTTACGACTGAAGACTTGGAGGAGATACAAAAATCAAGTGGTATTAGCAATAGAAATAACAAGCGATACAGAGAAGGTGAAGTTGATAAAAATAAAATAGATGTACTTTATTTTAATTATAAGACTTATATGAATGAGGTTTATAAGTTAAAAGAGAGTGCTTCTGGAGCAGAAAAAGCGATTGAAAAAGATGATACTTTTGCTCCACAAGAAAACGAGAACTTTAGTAGAGAGTCTAGAAAAATGGAAACTTTATATGAGGGCGCTTTAGTGTTGGGGACTAAAAAGCTTTTAAAATGGGAGATGGCTAAAAACATGATGCGTCCTAAAAGTGATTTTACTAAAGTTAAAATGAACTACGCTATTTGCGCTCCAAGAATGTATGAGGGTCGTATCGATTCTTTGGTTAAGAGAATTACTGGTTTTGCTGATATGATTCAATTAACACACTTAAAATTACAACAGGTAATGTCTAGAATGACACCAGATGGTGTTTATTTAGATGCTGATGGTTTAGCTGAAATTGATTTAGGTAATGGAACAAATTATAACCCACAAGAGGCATTAAATATGTTCTTCCAAACAGGTTCTGTTATTGGAAGAAGTTTTACTTCTGATGGTGATATGAATCCAGGAAAGATTCCAATACAAGAAATTACAAGCGGCGCTGGAGGGCAGAAAATGCAAGCTCTTATAAGTAATTATAATTATTACTTACAAATGATTAGAGATGTAACTGGTCTTAACGAGGCTAGAGACGCCGCTAACCCAGATCCAAAATCATTAGTTGGGGTTCAAAAAATGGCGGCTGCAAATTCAAACACCGCAACTAGACATATATTACAAGGTGGATTGTTTTTAACGAGTGAAGTAGCAGAGTGCTTGTCGCTTAGGATATCCGACATCATTGAATATTCCCCAACAAAAGATGCTTTTGTTCAAGCAATAGGAGCTCACAATGTTGCCACTTTGACTGAGATGTCAGAATTACATTTGTATGACTTTGGAATATTTATAGAGTTAACTCCTGATGAAGAAGAAAAAGCAATGTTAGAAAACAACATTCAAGTAGCGTTAGGACAGCAAAACATAGAGTTGGAAGACGCTATTGATCTTAGGGAGATTAAGAATATAAAACTTGCTAATCAAGTATTAAAGATTAGAAGAAAGAAGAAAATAGCGAGAGATCAAAAAATCCAACAAGAAAACATGCAGGCTCAAGCTCAGGCTAATATACAACAGCAAGAAGCTTCAGCTCAACTTGAAATGCAAAAGCAACAACAAGTGGCTCAAACAGCTATATCTATAGAAGAAGCAAAATCTAGGTTTGAGATTGAAAAACTAAACCAAGAGGCACAAATAAAAAGACAGTTGATGGAACAAGAGTTCCAGTACAACATGCAGCTTAAGGGAGCTGAAAGTAATCAAAGATCTCAAGGCGAAAAAGAAAAAGAAGATCGTAAGGACAATAGAACAAAGATTCAAGCAACACAACAATCAGAAATGATTGAACAAAGAAAAGGAAGTACAGGACCTAAGAATTTTGAATCTTCAGGTAATGATGTATTAGGAGGTATTGATATGTCGAACTTTGGTCCTAGATAAATTTATTAACTATTATTATATTATATTATGGCAAAAAAAGAAGAGCCAATCGCTGACGGCGATACTGGCAAAATCAAAGTAAAAGCGAAAGCTAACAAAGAAAAACAACCAGATAGTAACGAAACGAAAGGGAGCGTTACAAAGGTTAAAGCAAAGATGAAGAAGCAACCAGAGGATTTAAGTAAGGAAACTATTACAAAAGTTGACTTAAGTAAACCAGTTGAAGAAACTAAAGTTGAAGAACCTGTTAAGAAAACAGAGGAACCAACAGCAGTTGTTGAAGAGATTATTGAAGAGGTTATTGAAAAGCCGGTAGAAAAAACTACAGAAACACCGGTTGTTGAAGAGATAACGAACGAGGTTCAAGAAGAGGTAGAAAAAGTAACTGAAGTGGTAGAACAAGCTATCGCGCAATCAGAACAAACTAGCCAAGCATTACCAGAAGATATTCAAAAGTTAATGTTTTTTATGGAAGAAACTGGCGGTGATTTAACTGACTACGTTACTCTTAACCAAGATTTTTCAGAACTAGACAATCATACTTTATTAACAGAATATTATAAATCTACTAAACCACACTTATCACAAGAGGAAATTGAATTTGTTATGGATGACACTTTCTCTTATGACGAAGAGGTTGATGAAGATAGAGAGATAAAAAGAAAAAAATTAGCTATGAAGGAGCAAGTTGCTCAAGCAAGGCTACACTTGGAAAGTGTAAAATCCAAATACTATGAAGATATCAAGAGCGGAGTGAAACTCACAAAAGAGCAACAAGAAGCAATTGAATACTTCAACACACATAACGAGGAATCAGAGAAAAACCGTGAGATCTATAACCAACAGAAGAACGCGTTTGAAAGTAAAACCAACAATCTATTCAATGATAAATTCAAAGGTTTTGAATATAATATTGGAGAGAAAAAGTTTAGGTTTAACGTAAAAGACGGCGCTAAGGTTAAAGAGACTCAAAGCGACATTAACAACTTTATCAAAAAGTTTTTGACTAAAGAAAATACAATGAAAGATGCTGCGGGTTATCACAAGGGACTTTTTACTGCAATGAACCCAGATCAGGTTGCCAATCACTTTTACGAACAAGGTAAAGCAGATGCTTTAAAAGAAAGTATCGCTAAATCTAAAAACGTAAACATGGATCCTAGGCAAGCTTATAGTGAGAACGTAAACACTAGTGGATTAAGGGTTAGAGCTTTAAATGATGATGGACCTGATTTTAAGTTTAAAATTAAAAACAAAAATAAATAAAAATTAAAATTTAAAAATTATGGC